TTGCGAGATTTAGCACATAATTCTCAAATTCTGTAGGCAATCTGAGATTATATTTGTCAACATGATACGCAAGGTCACTCCACCATGAGTATTTCCCATCGGAGAAAAGCTCAAGACCGAACAATCCGCTTATTCGTTCATTGGTAAGCCTATCTTTTGCAATTTTTGCTTGAACCATTATACACTTACCTTCATTTTTTAAGTACGAAACAATCTTTTGCTTTTCAGGATAAGATTGTTGACAAGCAGAGTCTTTTATCGACACTCCATTGTTACACCCGTATTCTATAAAATTGCAAAGCCTTATCATATTATCACCTCTTTTTTAGCTTAAAGAAAACATATGTGCTGATATCTGCCTTTAGTGATAATTCAAATGTTGTTCCTGTACAATTAGAAGTCAAAAATTTTGAAAATCAACCAAATGGGCTATATTTGAATGTAATACTAAGCAAAATAAAAAAATCAGCCGTCGTGACGGAGAGTCTTCTCGGCTCAACGACCGACTCTACTCCGCTGATAGCTGATTCTATTATTAGCTTATCACAACTTTTTGCAAATGTCAACCCCAGTGACAAAAGGTTTTTAAAATATGTGCCGGATAACTTCTTATCGACAGAGCAAATTGAAGCAAAGCGTGAAGCTCAGAAGAGTGATTACAAAAATTACAACAGATATGTTGAGGTGTTTGAAAATGACAAAAACGGTAGCAACAACAAATTCTCTCTGAACCAGTTGAAGAAAAAGGCAATCTCATAGCTGTACATAATATCTATACAGATAAACTCGCCAAGTCACTGAAGCTCGGTGGTTTCCCGATGCCGTCTATAGCGGTTATAAAATCTGATATGGGACACGGAAATTACGGCGAATGCTCCTTTGTTTTTGACAAATCAACGATTGATCCGAAATTTGATAAAAGAAACAAGGCTTATGGTGGTGATGCGTGGACACATACTTATCCTAGTATAGACAACTTTAAAAATCTCTTACTTGACATATTAGATTTAGTTTGATATAAGATTTACATATTAACGTTTAAACAGCACTTTCAAGGTGCTGTTTTTATATTACCCGTTTTGCAAAAATGAAAATTGTTATGGATGAAAAAAACGCAACGTTGACGCCTTGCAAACGCCGAAATAGGCGTTGATACAGAGCATCTGGGCAATATAATTCAGAATGCGTATATGCAGACGGTTTTCGATGTGACGAAGGGTGCGGATTACCGTGCGGCTTTTGATTTAATTCCCGAAAGCCGTGTGAAAGCTATTCTGTCTACCAACTGGAGCGGACAAATGTTCTCCGAACGTGTCTGGGATAACACAAACGCACTTGCAGACGGGCTGAAGCACGATATGCTTGTGGGCATTATGGCAGGAAAGTCCGAGCAGCACATGGCGGACGATATAATGAGCCGTTGCAGTGTCGGTGCTTTCGAGGCACGCAGGCTTGTCCGAACGGAAACCACCTGCGTTGCGAATATGGCGGAGCTGTACGGCTACAAGGAGCTTGACATTGACGAATACGAGTTTTCCGCCTGCCTTGACAGCCGCACAAGCGATCTATGCCGTGAGCTTGACGGTAAGGTGTTCAAGCGTAACAGCGCACAGGCAGGTGTAAATCTTCCGCCTATGCACCCGTTCTGCCGTTCTACAACGCTCCCTGTTCTGCCGAGCGAGGAGGATCTTGATAAAGAGCTCGCCGAACTGGGCGATGAGATAGGCGCAGATGTTGACTTTGACGAGTGGGTCAAGAATTTGCAGAAAACTGAGGACGGAAAACTGGTTTATAAGGCTAATAGTGTTGACAAATCGGGCGGAAGTGGTATAATAAAAGAAAGATTAAGAAAGTTGGGTAAATCAAGAGATAAACTTCGTTTTATTAGCGATGAACAGTTCAACAATTTAACAATAGAAGCACGAAAAAACGGCGCCAATATTATTCGCGGCAGTGATGAAATAGAAAAACACCTTGATGATGTAGGCGCAAGTGCCGCAATTGTCGGAGATACATTGCTGTTTAGAAATGACGTATGCATAAGTGATGTCTTAGAGGAAACACATCATTATATGCAGAATATAGGGAATTTAAATTCAGATAAGCCAGAACCATTGAGAACTATACTGAATGAAATTGAGGCTAAAAAGTATCTTATTGAGAACAGTAAGAAATATAAAATCCCGAGGAATGAAATAGAAACCACAAAACATCATTTAAAAAGCTATGAAGAAGAGCTAAAAAAATATGTAAAGGAGTATGGCAGCTATGAATAAGATTTTATCATCATTTTCAATTGGCAAATATCGCGTTTTAAAATTATCCGCAATGCCTGAAAAGCCATATTCTCACATTAAAATCGGTGAAGAAAAATTCGCACCTGTTCCAATATACGATATGGAGAACTGTGTTGCGATTGTAAGCAATCGCGACTTTACTGACAGCATTATTGAATTTATATGAACAAAACCGCCCACAGCAGTGAGCGGTTTTCTTATACCCGTGTGCAATTGATTGCACAAAACTTAATAATTTTACCGCCCCGAAAGGAGCGGTATTTTTATACCCAAAAACAATTTATTCCGAACGTTGTGGGCAATGAACGCAGTGGGCGGAGAAAGGACAGAAACATGAACAACAGAAGAATTTTCATCGGCTTACAGCACTTCGCAGAGGGCGAGGGGGACGGTGGCGCAAGCGCAAACGTTCCCGGAAATCAGACTGCCGATAACGGCGGTGACGCTCAGGATAACGCATTGCAGAAGCCAACCTTTGACGATATGTTAAAGGACAAGGATATGCAGTCTGAGTTTGACAAGCGTGTAAGCAAGGCACTGGAAACAGCAAAAACAAAGTGGCAGAAGGACGCAGACGAGAAACTCTCGGAGGCGAAGAAGCTCGAAAAAATGAACGCAGAGCAGAAAGCCGAGTACCAGCGTAAGCAGACTGAGGAAAAGCTTGCAAAGCGTGAGGCGGAGGTTACAAGGCGTGAGCTTATGGCGGAAGCTAAGGTACAGCTTGCGGATAAGGGACTTCCTGTAGGGCTTGCCGCTGTGCTTGACTATACCGGTGCGGATGAATGCAAGACAAGCATTGAAACGGTCAGCAAGGCATTTGCTGAAGCCGTTGAATGTGCGGTCAACGAAAGAATGAAGGGCAATCCGCCGAAAATAGGCGCATCGGGCAAGGGCAAAGCTGAACCTGCCTCTCTTGCCGAAGCCCTGAGAATGAAGCAGGCAGGGAAATAATCAGAAAGAGGTAAAAAATTATGGCAATCACACTTGCAGAAGCAAAAGTCGGTATGGCTGATAAAGTGGATCAGCAGGTAATCGACACATTCAGACGTTCAAGCCTTCTCCTTGACAGACTTGTATTTGACAATTCAATTTCACCCGGCACTAACGGTTCAACGCTGTCATACGGATATGTACAGCTAAAAACACCTGCTACCGCTTCGGTGCGTACCATAAACAGTGAGTACACGGCAAGCGAAGCAAAGAGAGAAAAGAAAACGACTGAAGCGGTAATCATGGGCGGTTCGTTTGAGGTTGACAGAGTTATAGCCAACACAAGCGGCGCAGTTGATGAACTCGCATTCCAGGCAGAGCAGAAGATAAAGGCAACATCCAACTATTTTACGAACCTTGTTATTAACGGCACATCTGCCGCTTCGGGCGCAGGCTATGTAACAGGCACGTTTGACGGATTAAAAAAGATACTTTCAACAGCGGACACAAAGGTAACGTCAACGGCGGACCTTTCAACATCGGCGCTTACCGATACTAACTATAATGCGTTCCTTGATGAGCTTGACAGCTTCCTTTCACTGCTTGACGGCAAGCCAGATATGCTCCTTATGAACGGAAAAATGCTGGCAAAACTCAGAGCGTGTGCAAGGAGAGCAGGCTATTACAGCAGAAACGAAGATTCATTCGGTACTCCTGTTGAATATTACAACGGCATAGCACTGCTTGACTGTGGCGAATATTACAACGGTACGGCTTCGGTAGATATCGTTGATACTACAGCGCCCTCAACTACCGCTTACGGTACAACGGATATTTACGCAATAAAGATAGGTCTTGACGCTTTTCACGGTATTTCGCCTACAGGTACAAAGGTAATATCCTCTTATATGCCCGACCTTACAGCGCCCGGAGCGGTAAAGAAAGGTGATGTTGAGCTTATCGCCGGTGTTGCGCTCAAGAACACCAAAAAAGCAGGTGTGCTGACCGGCATTAAGATACTGCCTAAGTCAACATCGTAAGGAGAAACGCAATGACAGCACTGGAAACGCTTAAAATCCGTCTTGGCATTTCCGATGAAAAGCAGGACGGACTGCTCGCCGTGCTTCTTGACAGTGCAGAGGACACTATCCTTGACGTTATCGGCAGAGATGAGATGCCTGCAAGGCTTATCAGCGTGCAGACAGAGCTTGCGGTTATAGCCTATAACAGACAGGGAGCAGAGGGAGAAACCGCTCGCAGCGAGGGCGGTATTTCCCGTTCCTTTATATCCGATCTGCCGCCCGATATGCAGAAACGATTGCAGAACTATCCCCGAAAGGTCGGTGTTATCCGTGCGAATGATGACGGTTGATGCAAGAACGCTTGCGGTGTATCGCAAGGTATCAAAGAAAAGCGACTATGTGGGAACGGTATCGGAGCTTAAACAGGTAGCGACAATATCTGCTGTTGTAAAGCCGGTAACCGACAGCGTATCTGTCGAACTGTACGGCGAGAGAATACACGGTATGCTGACGATAGCAACAACGGATAAAGACATGCTTAAAGTCGGAGATATAGTAAGGTGTGACGGAGCAGATTATAAGATACTCTCCGCCGCACATTACACTATGCACGACAGTGCAACGGCAGAAAGGACCTAAGCATATGGAAATGTCAATCGAAGGACTTGAAGGGCTTATGGTTAAGCTCAGACGGCTCGGCGGAAGCGTAGATGCGGCAATAGACAAGGGCATAGGTAAAGGCGTTCAGAAGATAAAGAGTGACGCAAAGGTAAACTGCCCGTATGATACAGGAAGGCTGAAAGGCAGTATCTCTACAGAACACCTTGAGCCTAAGGTCTGGGCGGTCGGTACAAACGTTGAATATGCCATGTTTGTAGAGTTCGGCACAGGTCAGCACGGCGCACCGGGTGTACCTCACACGATGCAACCGTGGAGATACAAGGACGCTAAAGGCAACTGGCATATAACGAACGGCGCACCGCCGAAACCGTATCTTTATCCTGCGTTGCTTGGCAACAGGGAGTATGTTTTCAAGTCCTGCAAGGTTGAGCTTGCAAGAGCAATAAGGAGCGCAATGGCATGATAGATATTATACCCACAATTGCTAATATGCTTGCCGATATAGGCACGGTGGAATTGCAGTTCCCCGACACCACAGCCGATTTTCCTGTCATTACGTTAAGTGAGATAGCAAATCAGAGCGACACCGTACTTCACGGTGCGGAGCGGCTGTCGGGTATCACGGCACAGATTGATGTATGGGATAAGGCGGACACGCCTGCTGTTGTAGCCGATATGTCGGCACAGATAAGCGCTGTAATGGTATCGAAAGGCTTTCGCCGTATATTCGGACAGATGATGCCCGACGGCGAATTACAGCGTAAATGTATGCGGTTTTCCGCAAAAATAGATGAACTGAATCACAGGGTTTATAGCCCTTAAGCAGAAAGGAAAATTATTATGGAACTTTTATCAAAAGGCACAAAATTACAGTATGCCGACACAAAGGCAGGCACATTTAAGACGCTTTATGGCTTGCAGTCAACTCCCGATATGGGCGGTGATCCCGAAAAGGTCGATGTAACGAACCTTGCGGACGGTGCGAAGCGTTACATACCCGGTGTCAAGGACTACGGCGATCTGGACTTCACGTTCTTTTATAACGATGAAGATGAAAA